ATACGCTGTATCAATATTCACCATCTTATACGCCTGTACGAATTAAATTCGCCCTTTCCATAGCTCAGAAGATAATTGATGAACGCATTAAGTCTCTGCTCCGGTGTCATGGAGCCATCGCCTACAGCAAACACCGTGTTGGTATCACCGGTCTGCAGCTGCTTGACCGCATACCCGATATCAATTCCATTAAGCGCGTCCGGGTCGAACGTCTTTTTTACCATAAGATATTCGCCCACCGCCATATCAGCAGCTATGTGCTCAAGTCCTTCCGGGACATCCGGATGGTTAATCTCATTCTTAATGGTATCTCTGACCTTTTCGGTACAAAAGACAAGGGCAAGTTCATCGTTTTCCCCGGCCTCAATCCCAAAGCCCTTAAGCCTGCCCTTTACAAGTTCCACATTAAACATAAGCCGCCGCCTTTCCGCTTTAACTAACCTCTGGAAATTATTCTCGCAATCGGAACCGCTTTATGCTCAATCGTATTAGTCTCGTCACTTACAAGCGACCAGTTAAGTCCGTTTGAAAGTTCCTCATCCGTTGGGCTGTTGGTAGCCTGTCTCGCCTTGAGGTATGATATACCGGCAACACTCACGGCTGTACGCTTTCTTGAAATAAGCGTGTCCTCACCTCCGTGAAGCTTCGCATCTCTTACCATCTCATAAGGAACCTTAGTCCCTACAGGCTCCCATCCGATTGCGCCCTCACCAAGAATATAGGTTGTGTAAAGAGATACCGTTCCGGCGGTCTCCCCAATCTTCTTAACCTCAACAGGCATTGAGTCATCGATTACCACAAGCCTGCCGTTCCACGTAGCCATCTGCAAATCGCGCTGTATACCCTGTGCGTCTGTATACTTCAGATATGAAAGAAGCTGCATGTTTTCAAGATTGGTTGCAACGGCACTGTGACAGTACACTAGGCTGAACTTAGACTTATTATCGCCGCAAGCCTGCTGTATCGCCGAATTGAGCGTTGTTGCGTCCATACACATAGCCGGTGTGGTAGCCAAATCCGCTGTGTTCTGGCTTATATCGTATGTATGCTTTGTAACGAACTCAGCATTAGCTGTCTTGATATTGCCCTTGCCGGTACTGCTCATTGCAAATATTCCCTTTAATATTGCAAGGATTGTATCCTGATCTACCTCATCCCAGTATGTGTTGACCTGGCTTCTCACATTTGCCATGAAATCAACACCGCCTGTGACATCATAGGAGAAGTCGGCCTCAGTCCATCCGTTCATTCTGCCATATGTGAATACACCCTGCTCAAATGTCGTAGTGGTCCCCGGCGTAACATTGGACACACCGTCATAATTCTGAGGTGTTCCGGAAAGAAGCCCGAAATACGGAAGTACCGCGTACACGCTTCCGGTCTGTGAATTGTTCTTGAATGTCTCACGCAGTCTGGCATCCCCAACGATTGCCCTTGACTGCTTAAGCCTGTTAAGCTTAGGGTTCGGAACCGCTGACATGTACTTTCCGAACGCTCTCTCATTGAAACTCTTAGCATCAAATTTCATCTTAAAATCCTCCCTTAAAAATTAAAACTGTGCCTCAGGATTAGCTTCCATGT